CAGCACTTCCTGGGCGGTTGCGTTGGGCACGCCGCCAGTCCCTACCCACTTGGTGCCGCCCGCAGCCTTGGTGCTGGGGGTCAAGTTGGCAGGCAATGCCGGATCGTTGGTCATGCCGTAATTTTGCAGGCCGGCCACGCCGAACAGGTAGGTTTTGTTCTGGAACTTGTTCAGGGTCAACACAGAGGCGATCCCGACGCGACTTGCCCAGTCAATCCGAGCGGCGCCAGCGCGCTCCAGCTCCTTCTCGCCCCACTGGGAAACGGTCTGGTAATGGAAGCTCTGGCGCTGCGGGAAGTTGGTGTTTACGCCGGTTGCGCCGCTGTTGCTGTAGTCGCCGTAAGCGGCGGTCTGACCGGTAGATTCAACGACCGGGAACATCGCGGTCTCGGTGATCCAGTCGCCCTTTTTGACTTCGGAGCCGACAGCCTCGGCCGCCTTAATCGGGGCAACCAGCACTTCGATCAGCTTCGGATCAATGTAGGTGGTCAGAAATGCCGGGATACCGGAGTTGCTGACAGTGACAAGGCCAGGCTGCGCATCCATCGCCAGGCTGTAGTCATGAGCGAAGGCGGTATCCATCGCCATAGGCTGTTGGCCCATGAAGTGAATGCCGGCGCGGCGCTCGAGCTCTTTAAAATCAATGATCATGTGCCGCTCCTTACAGGGAAATCACGGCCAGCTCGTTAAGAGCGGCAGCTTGGGTGATAACGAAATCGGTCTCGATGAAACCGGAGATAGTGGCACCAGCGGCGCCAGCCTGCACAGTGCCATCGGTCAGCTTGGCAAAAGCCTTCTGGCCCTTAGTGGCAGCGCCGACAGTGGCGGTGGCGAAGTAGTCGCCAGTGCGCATGACGGTTACCGGGAAGCCCTGCGGGATCACATTGCTGGACTCGGCCAGGTAGGTGGAGATCAACGCCTGCTGCTCGCGGTGGATGAATCCATCCGGCTTGCCAGTGCCAGCGTTGGAGACCAGCCCAGTGGACGAGTCGATCCACGCAAAGCGGCCAACGGTCACGCCAGCAGATGCGGCAACATATTGACCCTCGCCAGCCGGGAACGATGCTCGCGGGTTGGCGGTGGCAAAATCACCAGCAACGGCAGGAGCCTGCTGGAGGTTTACGGTAGTTTGAAAACCTGACATTTTGTAGGCTCCTTATGCCTGACCGAAGCGGTCGAGGTTGAACTGTTTCACGGTAGCTGCGGAATCCTGCGCCAGGCTGGTGGAAGGCTTCGGAGCTGCGCGGCGATCTTTGATGGCATTGAACATCGAGCGCAGGCCGGGGGCCGGCATGTCCTTGTGGTCAACGCTCATTTTGTCCAGCGCGAAACGGTAGACTTGCTCGGCGCTATCCATGCCGATCACGTCGCCGACAACGGAGCGAACGTCAACCTTGGCTTGTTCAAGCTGGCGGAACTCGGCGCGCATGGAGTCCATCGCGGCGGTAACCTTCTCTTCCACGGCTTCCGGTTTCATTTCCAGATCTTCGTCCTTGGCGGCCATCATGCCTTTGGCAGCTTCCAGATCTTCCGGCGACAGCTTGCCAGCAAGGAACGCCATCAGGTCGTCGCCATCTTCGGCCACTTCCTTTTTGGGTTCGACAGCTTCCGGAGATTCTTCGATGCCGAGCACGGCATCAATGATCTCGTCCGCCTTCTCGGCGTCAATTTCGGAATCCATAGCGAGCAGGCTTTTCAGCACCGACGCCTTCTTGAAGGTCTTTTTGTCAGCCTCCCCCACCAGGGCCGGCAAAGCCGAGTCCTGAGCGATTTTCGGGGACAGGCCTTGAAGCGACAGAGCAAGGGCTTTGCCCAGCTTGGTCATTTTCATGGCGGGGGTTTCCTTTGGTTTGGTAAAGGGGTTGGAGTCGGCGACGTAAACATCAGGCCCAGCGCGGCCGGCTTCCACGAGCGCTAGGTGATTGCCCTTGATGTCGCGCATTACCCCGTCGTATGCCTCGCCTTCCGGAGAGGTGCCGGGGGTCATGTCTGCGCGATAGTAATAGGCGGCTGATAGCTCGCACTGCTTTTCTGACTCCACGCCAGCGATGGCTGGAGCATCCCAGATGCACAATGAAGCCTTGAGGTATTGCTCATCGAAAGAGACGTCAGATCCGATGGAGCCGACTACATTCTCTTTCTTTGGCTCCTCTACAGTCACGCGAATGTGCTTGTTGAGGATAGGTAGATTGTTGAACGTGCTAGCGCCTTTTGTCAGCTCGTCAGGGTCGCGGTACAGGCGATAAACCTTGCCAGCATCAAGCCCAAGCTCTTGCCAGCCGGGGATCTCGCTACCCATGTACGGGCATACGTTGGCCTTACTGATGTTGGTTTTAGAAACGTGCAAGCGCCCGTCAGCGTCAATGCTACGGGCAGATTGGCGGTCAAAAGCCATCAAGTTTGGATTGGGCATCACCTGAACCACGTTTCGATAACTGCAACAATTATGGGGCCGCGATGATTTTTTTGCAACGACCGCAAAACATGTTGCGCTTACTGGTGTTGTTGCGGATAATAAGCGAAACAACCAACAGTGGTGAACCAAATGAAAAACTCAGATATGCCAGCAATGCCTAGTGACATTGATGCTCAAACTTTCGGCGAACTGTTCTCGTCCGATTTTAGAGAATTAACAAAATACCGATCCGGTATGACCAAACGTGAAACTATCGCAATGCACCTGATGCAAGGGATTCTCTCCGCCGGGGATGCTGATGGGTTCGTTTTTGGCGACGAAGTTGGCTTCGCTGGGTTCGCTGTATCGTGTGCGGATGCCCTTCTTGCAGAATTAGATCGCACACAAACACCCTGAGCCACGCACTAACAACAGGAGGGATTATCCGAAAATGCCAAAAACCATAACCTGCCCATACTGCGGCACAACAAAAACCGTCCGCGCCGACGCCGAGACCTGCGGGTCTGGTGTGTGCCGAATGAAGAAGTCACGGGAAGCCAAAAAACAACAGGAGAACAAGAAATGAAAATCAGCAAAAGCAAACGTCAACTGGCTCAATTGCTCATCGAAGCCGGGGTTAAGCAATTCCCCAACAGGGCAAACTTTGTGGCCCATGATGGTAATGGCGCCGGATTCTACTCTGGCGGAAAGCCGTACTGGGATTCCAACCATCACGAGTGGGCGTCAAATGCAGAAAATGGAAGTTGCGTTGGCGTCCATACACTCAATGGCCGCATAAAAAACCACCATCAGACCGTACTGAGCCGCGCCGAGTTCGACAAGATAGTCGCTGAGGGCGCAGAACATGGCAAGCCTGATGCAGATGGGTGGATTGAGTGGAAAGGTGGTGAGCGTCCGGTTGATGGTTCCGCATTAGTAGAGGTAAAGCTGCGCAACCCTTCCGCTGGCAATATTGAACGAATCAGAAAAGCTGATGAATTTTGCTGGAATTCAGGATTTGGTGGTGGTGGAGAAATCATCTCCTATCGCCTGCACAAGCCGGAATCGGCTGAGCCGCAATACTGCGAATCCGTGACGCGCACAATCCCCGAGCCGGTCACTGCGCCGACTCTAGATCAGTTGTTGCAGGATTACCGCAACGCCGCAGATTTCGCAGCTACCAAGCAGACAGAGGCGGACGAAGCTGCCAAGATGCGCGACGAGCGGTGGAAGGATGCGCAAGCGCGAGCCTGTGAGCTTGGTGTGCGCATCAGCGTTGAGCTAGTCGTTGATGCTGAAATTAGCGAACCTGAGCCGGTGATTACCGATTGGCGGGATGTTAAGCCGGGCGACATTGTGTGGATTGGCGACAGAGTTGATGATCCAGATTGCGATGGCGCTGAATATGAGGTGGAGCGCATTGATGAGCGCGATCAAGGGCAGCCGTTTAAACTTAACGGTGGCTTATGGCCTATGATTAATCGGAGGGGGTGGCGCTTCATCCGCCGACCGTAACAACAGGAGACAAAATAATGGCAATAACAAAAGATCAAATGTATAGAGCGGCAGAGCAATTCAGCGAGTACAGGAGCAAACCAAAGCCCAAGTATTGCGCATATGAAGATGCCAAGAAACTCATAGTGTTTATGATGGAGAGAAAACTTCCTCCGTATACGGCGTTTATATTCCTCATGGTGCAAGGTCGCTTTTTTGAGCCCGACATTTCACTAAGGGATTTTGTGTGCAGATATGAAAATTTTGTGTTCGGCAGCCCTTACCGACGCGACAGGATGGAATATATCCACAAGCTACTACATGGATAACAAAAGCCCCATTGCGGGGCTTTTTTCTTAGAACGGCAACACGCTCTTGCTCACACACCTACAGTTTATCTCCTCGCCGGGGAGAATGTGCTTTCCGTCAATCAAACACCCCTCGGCAATTTTGAACCTTCTCCCATCTGCCGCAACGTGCGACTTGCGCGGCTCTTTCCCGCCGTGCGAGTGCTGCCATATAGCCTCGGTTATTCCAAGCTCCTGCCGGCGTGCCTGCGTAGTCACAGCGTTAAGCTTGTTGGACTGGTCACGGGCAATCAGAGCGGCGCGGCTGCTGGTCACTTCATAGCGCGAGAGCAATTCATTGGTGATCTCTTCCAAGTCTCGCCCCCGGCTATACCCGCGCATGACAATGCCTTCCACTTGCGTGAAATACTGCTGCGGGATGGACTTGATTAGCGCGACATTCTCGACGACTGCCGCTTTCGCCGCATCCTGCATGGCTCGCGTCATCTTGAAGTCAACCGCCCACCCAGCATCTTTCAGCGCCTTCTGGAATGAGTTGTCCGTTGCCTTGATGCTGCCGGCGGCAAACCGCTTGGCAATGTCAGCGGCCATATCGTTGAATCTGGCAATCCATCGCTTCGATACCTCGCGCACCTTTGCTGCCATCTCAGCGGCCGGCAGGGAGTCCATTGCCACTTCCGGCGGAGCCTTGCGGTACTGCGCGCGGAGCCAGTATTCCGCAGAATTGCTCATCTCCTTAATGAGTGCTTCGAGGTCACTGCGATATCTGGCCTCCACACCTCGGTTGGCGTGGATGGCTCGGACGGTTTTGGGCTTTTGGGTCATTATTGGCCCTCCTCGCTCGGCAGCGCATCCGGCGCCGGCATATCGGGATCTGCCTCGACATCAAACGTCCCCACCCCCACGATCTCCAGTTCCCCGTCGATATTGTCCCACCCAGAGTCGGGGTCATCGGCCAGTTGCTGGCGCGCCTCGCTGGCATCAATCACCCCATTGGTGATGTACACCTGGGTTTCGTTGGCGCGATTAATGCGGATTTCGCTTTCTTCCTTAGCGCTGGTCTGCCACAGCGACTTGAATTTGAACGTGATCGAGTCGTCAATCTCGCCCCACAAGTGGAGCTGGATCACCTTCAGACAGGTGTCGATAGGCTGGTAGTAATACGCCTCTTGCACAGCACCAATCCAGTCGTAGAACGAGCGGATCTCACCTTCGCTGCTGGCGTTCATCCCCGTGGGACTGATGCCGGTCAAAATCATGGCGGGAATGCGGCTCACTGAGCACATGTGCTCCTGTGCCTGCGCCTGCAAGTCGCTGAGCCCGGACAAGGGGGTGTTAACCTGCACCACATCTTCGGCTTCCATATCCATTACACCCATGCCAAGGTTTGACATCGTGTTGACGTAGATATCCAGCCGGTCGAACAAGTCGCCGCCGTCGCCGCCATTGAGCACCTGGGACATGTCGGTTTTCAGGAACGTGCGAGAGAACTTGTCCACCAAGTCGCTCACAGCCTGCCGAGTGCGCAGCCAGTTCTCAACGTATGGCTGAGCCAGTTGAGACAGTGACATGCCGGAGAAGTTATAGGCCGGCTTGAGCATGTCGGGCAGCGGTCGGGTGATGATGGTCAGCAGGCGCGAGGCGTGAACGTTGCGACCCAGCACCCACCAAGTGCTCGGCTTGTAAAAGTCCGGCGCTGTGGGGTCGATGGCGTTATAGGCGCTCGGGCTAGTCCACATTGCCTCAATTGCGGTGAAGTCTCGCAAGCTTCCTTTCTGGATGGTGCGCGGGTCAAGAATAAGGGGGAGTGCCTGATCTGCCCCCTTGATGTTGATGGAGATCTGGCCTCGACCAAACAGAGTTTCCTGCTCAGCGGCCTGCCGGAAGACGTGGCGCAGGTTGAAATACTCGCACTCCTCCTCCAGTCGCTTTATCTTGTCGGCCAGGGCTTTGGCGTTTTTTCGATCCTTGCTAGTGATCTCAATCCACTCCCGGGTTAACTCGGTACTGGTGGTCGATGCGAATGCCCGGTATTCAGGGCGGGTGGCCAGCGCGGCAAGGTTCTGGTATCCGGGGAACGGCTGGATGTTGGCAGCATAGAGGACGCCAGCAGCCGAGTTTAAAAACTGATAGATCGAGCCGCATAGCGAGTCCATTGCTACTGCTGGCTTTTCCCCTTCCGGCACCACCCCAGGTATTAACATCGGAGGCTCCCAGCGGGCAGCAGCATCACGCGCTCGCTTTTCCATTGAGCGGATTTTTGCTTTTGCCAGCGCACTTCTGCGTCGCTTTTCCTGCTCTTCCGCACGGACTGCCGCAATCGCCGCCTCAATGGCCTCTTGCCGCTTCTCTTTTGCATCAAATGGCCACATGTGGCGCTCTCCTATCAGTTATCGTCTAGCCATAGGATACCGCATGGCTCGGGCCTTGGCTTTCTCGGAAATCCGCACACGACCGCGATTCTTCATGACCTGTTCCAGGCCGTAGCGGATCGAGTCAATGTAGTGGTTGAACTTATCCAGTATGACCTTTGTCACGTCGCCTGTCAGCCTGTCCACCTTATAGCTGTAACGCTGAAACTCCCTGGCGGTCTCTTGACAGCGCGGGTGGATCACCACCAACGCAAACGACTTGATGAACTCGACCCCATCCTCGACGCTGCCCTTACCCTTCTCAACCCCGACAATTCCCGGCATGTTCTTGCGCTTCCCGTCAGGATCGGCGCGCTTGAGGTAGCTTATAGACTCTGGCCGCGCACTATCAGCGCGGACGGTTTCGCGGTCGAACTTCGGAATGCGACCACAGATGTAATCGGCTGTGTGGTCTAGCTCAAGCCCGACCTTGCCTGCCTCATATTCGACATATAGCGTGTCGCCGTGGATCCAACATTGCGTGGCTGCCGTGGGGTCTTGGGAAAACCCGAAGTCCAGACCATTGTAGGGGCCATCCCAGTCATCGCCGTGGGTGAACTCCCGCACCTCATACTTGCCGGCAAATATCTGTGCCTGAGAGTTTTTGCGGTAAGCACCCTCCCACACCCAAGCGTATGTTGGGCCGTCGAGCCGGTTGTAGTCATTTAGGCGCTCTTGCTCAAGCACGGCCGGGAACCATGGATTGTCAGAGTAGTTCATCTCGACAATGCAGGCGTTATCGGGCGGGTTTATGCGAAAACGCTGGTTGGTCGGGCTTTCCTCGTCCTCCGGGTTCCAAGTGATCCAGACCTCGGAGTTTTCGGCGCGCACGGTAGGTAGCAGCTTTGACCACGCCATTTCCGACACGCTTTCCGCCTCGTCAATCCAGGCGATCAGGATGCGAGCCTTCGACTTGATGCTGTCCAAGTTATGGCGCAGGCCACAAAACACATAGGACACTCGGCGATCTCTGGTTCGGATAAACTTTTCGCCAATCTCAAAAAACGCATCGAGCCAGGGTGTCTCTCGGATGGCCTGCTTGATCTCCTCCATTGAGGAATCTTCCAGAGAGTTCATGAACTCCCGACCGCACAGCACGACACCATTGATCCCAGCCTGAGCAAACATCATCGCTCGTACGGCGGTCATTTTGGCGAATGTGCGGGTTTTGGCGCTACCTCGCCCACCGAACGCGCCGCGATACCGGTAATTGCCGGTAAAGACGGGGATCAGCTTGGGCGGAACCTCAAGCCTGGCTGTCGTCATCAGTCGGACCAACAAGCTGAATGACAGTTGGGGTCAGCGCAGAGCCACCCGGGCCGGTATGCTCAATGATCTGCTTATCTAACCCCAGCAGCTTTGCCTTGCCCATCGTGGCGGCGGTAGCGGCGGCGGATTGAGGCGTTTCAGCACACAGAGCGGCCTGTCGGTTTTCCTCGAGCTCCTTTAGGAGCGTGTCTACCGTGATCTGATTGCGCTTTGATGTGGCTTCTTGGAGCTCTGCCACCCTCGCCGCCACATGCTCTTTTGCGAATAGCTCGCACGACTTCACGGCGACGGATGTTGCCTTCCACTCTCTTGAGCGAGGGTAAGCCTCTCGATAGGCATCAGCTTGAGTGGCGCCCTTAACTAGCGCTTGGCAGGCCGCTTCTTCTTGCAAGTTGCATTTCTTCATCTTCGTCATCGCTATTACCGAATACTTAACAGCAAGCCTACCACTTTTCACCAAGCAATAAAAAACCCCAGCGTACACCTTGTAGTGAAGAGGCCAGGGTCATGTTTTATTTTGTAGCGATACTGCGGTTTCAGTCCGTCGCCTCGAGCTCTCATAACCCATCAGCAGCTTTGGTTTCATTACCGTGTGGTGGCCGGTGCTGATCTCCGGCATTCCAGATTCAGCGCCTATCTGGAAAGATCGAGGGGTAAACCCTTAGCGACTCTGCTCTTCTTCTCGCATCAGCCTGCGCATTCACCACGTCAAGATTTTAGCATACCAAGGCGATCATGGTAGAGCCTTTAATGATAGTATCGCTCACTTCCCATTCAGAAATATCTCCCCCATCTGCCCATCTACAACAGCACGCGCCTTGGCTTCTGCAACCCGGTCATACCAACGCTCGAGAGACTTGGCATCTTCCATTTCTTGCAACTCTGCGCGAGTCTTTGGCCGGCACTCGATGCCAACTAGCGAGTTATTGACGACGCAAACGCTTGGCCCATAGATGCGCTCATAGCGCGCCAGCTCTTCCGCAATCTTGTCCGATTTGTAGCTTTCCCAGTAGTGGTTTCCAACTGCGGCAGCAACGATGATAATTACGATGCGCGACATTGTTTTTTCTCCAGCCTTTTGACTTTTACTGTGTGCGCCATCTGGCACAGAATCTCTTTGCGAGTCTCCCTGTCAACACCTCGGCCGATAAGGACTGAATTTCTGTTTTCCAGTGACGCGAGAAGGTCTAGGTCTGCCGCGCCAAGGGCGTCTCGATCCACTGATTCAAACATGCCGGTTAGTGCGTAATTAACAAGTCTCGCCTCGTTGGCGTAGTGGAAGTGCTGGGTATCTTTGCCTTGCTCAGCCCTTACCATCTGCAAGATCTCGTTTGCGACTTTGTTTGATGACTTACTGGCGTGGCGCATCATGCCCCAGTCGATTGAATCTCGATCGCCGTGAATGATCTTATCGATTTGCAAATCACACCAAACAGCAAAGTCATCACTAAGCCATCGAGCAAATGCAACGGCCAGCTTTGGGTGCATCCACGTCCCGCCATTGCGCCCGCGCGAGGTCTTTATAATGTCAGATTTTCCAATATTTAAAGCCCTTGACATTGAATCAATGTAAGAGTCGGTTGATGGAAGCGAAAGCCAGTTTGCTGGGAGTTTCCCGAACTTCTCAGCGGCGGCGGTGGCGTTGAACCAGCCAGCATCATTGAATTGCATAACATGGCCGTCGAAGTCGGCCTTGATTAGCTTGACCATAAACACCTCGTAGTAGGTGGCGTAGATTGAAGTGGCGCGGCAGTGCAGTCTACGTTCTGCATTTTCGGATGCCTCCTAGCCGCACGGTCATTATACAGCGGAAATAAAAAAGCCCCAACTAGTGGGGCAGGCGAGCGGAGCTGGGAGGCTCTTGTGGAGATTGATCTGATTATCGCCCCGCCAGAGTTAAATGGCAAGTCAGTGTAACAACTGGTCTCCGTCGAATTGCAACTGGGCTATCTCAGCAGGCATCACGCAATGTCCGTAGGCAGCCGACTCGGTGATCGTCCCATCCAGGTTTTTCCACTCGTAGACGGCGGCCGGAAGGTTGATTTGCTTTCCATCTCGGCTAACCGCCACTGACACGCCGAACGCGGTCACACATCCATCCTCAGCGATTGTGGCTGGTACCCGCTCTGACCGCCCGTTGATTGTCACCTCAACGCTGGCGGAGTAGATCCCGACATTGGCTAACCGGTCATCCCATAGCATCAGCGTTTGTCGATTGATGATTGGCATATGGCCTCACTTTGTCTTTTTGATGCCAGTGCAACCAGAGAATGGCTGTACGTGAATCACGTCATCAACTAACGGCCTGCATGCCTCGATGATTCGCTCATCATCATCCACAAGCACCAGGCGCCGACCTTCAAGGGCAGCAATGCGACCAATCATGTCGGCCTTGTAGTCTGCTGCTGACCGGTGATCGCTTTGCTCTCGCATGAGCAGCTGGGCGCACAGTACTTTGTCACACAGGTGCTTGCAGCTAAAAATTTCACGAGAGGCGCGATTCAGTGACACTCGCGTTTCCTGCTGGCAAATCTCACTTCGCCCGGTAAGAAACAGGATGTGATGGCCGTGGCGCATAAGCTCACCCATTAGCTGCCACATGTGGACAATCGGATAGTCATCGATGCAGGCCAGATTGAAAGCATCCCACTGCTCAGTCGTGGAGCCGCACCCAGTCGGCAGCAGGCGCTCCCGGTGGCTGTTGTCCATCAGTGTGCCGTCAATGTCCATGATGTAGAGTGTTTGGCTGTTCAACTTTTACTCCTCAATCCGCTCAATTTCATTGTTAATGGCTGCCAAAATAGCGGCCGTCTTGCTGCCGTAGTTCTGCGCCAGTTTATCCAGCGCTGCCTCCTGCTCATCTGTCAGATAGATGGCCGGAGTTCTTGGCCGCCCCTTTCGCTTTTCCAGGTAGTGCTTTAGGTCTGCCCTGGCGTTTGCCTCTGTGCGCTGGCGCTTCATGCTTCTGATATCCCGCGTTTAAATGGCACCCTGATGGACCGACCAATCTTGTGTGCCGGGAACAGAACCAGCGCAGAGCCGAAATTTGCGCCAGACTTCATCGTTTCTCCGTCGCGCTCCAAAAACTGATATCGGCCGTCCGGCTCATAGATGATCACCTCATCAGCTAGCAGCTCTCTCCACCACTTCGTTAGCGGCTCGTAAGGAAGGAGCATCATGCCAGGATGCCCGTCCGCCTGAGCGCTCCTTGCTGCACCGATAAAAGAGGTCTTATCGGTAAATGGCGGATTGCACCACCAGTCATCATCCCATTCGGATGTGAGCGCATCCACGCCAACAGCATCAAGATCGTCATCATCAGGGCGAACATAGTATCGTTTGCATTTTGCCGTCTTTGCTTCTGCTGCCACGTCAAGCTTGAAGCTGCGCCCGTAGAGCCACTCGGCATCCTTGAATGCCTTCCAGCTCGTTGCCCAGAAATCTTTATCTTGCTCAGGCGTTTTCGTTTTAACCAGTATCGCCATTATCTCATCTCCGCATCACGATCATTCCATCCGGCTGCCCACCAGTGGCGATCTTCCCAGCTCAAATCGCCGGGTGGATTTGCTGGCTGACCCAGGCAGCTAGCTGTAACACCAGCGTGATAGATTCGCATCTTTGCCTTTTCGCGGACGGTCATTTTGTTTGCTCCGGCTTGGGTGCGGCGGCGAGCATGGCGCTCCATTGATGGTCTGGGCAGTCCAGGCACCAGTTATCCCCACTCTCACACTCCTCGTGCGCGTCATGGAACGCCTCGCGCATGGCCCTAGTCAATTCAATAGGCACCAGCTTCCAGCCATCCGGCACCATATTCCCAACGCCAGCAAAATGGTCATACAGCTCACTGGAAAGCAATGATTCACACTTATCAAGGTGCTCAGAGAGAATGGATAGAGCGTCTTCTTTCCCGTCGTTTTCGCTAAGGTCGATAAGGAAACCAAGCGCCTTATTGATGTCGCAACTGTCACGCAGCAGCTCAGCCATCGCAGCGATCTGCTGATTTGCAGCTTTTAGCTGTTGAGCAAATTTATCTCGCTCAAGCCCAGACTTTCCGGCCATTACATATGCCGCATCCCGCTGCTCCTGCATCTTGGCTGCGCCATTGGCGCACTCCTGCAAATGGGCTTGCAGATCTTCAATCTGCTTTGCCATGCACATGTGCTGCTCAGCTTGGTGCTCGCCCATGGCTTGAAGTTGCTGTTTGTCGATCATTCCCAGATCTCCTTGTGCTTGTTCTCGATTTCCAGCTGCTCGCGCATAACCTCAATCTTGCGTCGAGCTTCCGCGTTGCGGCGATCACGCTCTGACTGGCGATATTCGCGCTCTACCTTCGGGCGGCGCGGGGCCAAGTATTCGTTGAATGACTCACTCATGCCACCACACTCCCGATGATTGCGATACAGGTCAAGAACGCCAGGAACTTCACGTCGTCGCCGTGTTTTCGCCACCAGATCTTGAATTGCGATGGCTTTTTGCTGTTTACGTAGTCTTTCATTCCAACCTCCCAGTTGATTTCGAGACAAATATAATATTGAGCACTCAATACATCAAGTGATTTGTGTCACAAATTCAGATTCGGCCATCCTGCAACCGCATAATCGACGACTTAAGCCACAGCGCCGGTATGCCATGCTTCTTGCTCTCTTGCTGAACGCGTTTAGCAACGATTCTGGCGCATTCCTCATGGTTGCCCTTGTGGTTGCCTAGCTCGACCTCTAACTCTTGCAGCAATCGCTTTGCAAGCGCTCTGGCTGCTAATCGCTCAGTTTCGCTAAGGGCTCTCATGACATTGCCGCCTCATACTGCGCTTTTGTGCAGCGCTCCCATGTGAACCCTGCATGGTTAGCTGTCAGACCCTTGGTTGCCCGGTAAACGTTGCTGATGTTGAACCCATTCGCGGCAAGGTGCTTTGTGTTGCAGAAGTAGTGGCGCTCGCCGGTCGAGATGCTGGTGGCAACAAAGCAGGCATTACCCCAGGCGGCGCGGCGGCGCTCGATGAGCCCCAGGCGCATTGCCTTCTTGACAGCCCATTCCACATTTCCGGTTCGCTCGCCGGTGAATGCAGCGATCTGCTTGTTGGTTAATCCTCTCACGCGCATCTCGATGTAGCGCGCCACATGCGGCCACATCTTGTGGCCGCGGTAATCGACAAATTGTGATGGGTTGTAGTACATGTCACACCTCCCAGTGTTTCAGTTTTTTATTGCAGAATCTATGCGGCGACCAATCCACGCCATGCATGGAACGGCCATAGAGTTTCCAATCGCCTTGTAGCGAGGGCCGTCTGCTGCTGGTTTGCCGCGATATGACACATCGGTATGACCGTCTGGAAACCCCTGCAGGCGCTCGCACTCAATGGGAGTGAGGCGACGAACGGCATTTACAAGCACCGCATTTTCCTGCCCCTGATTGCGGCCCAGCGTGTGGGCCAGCTCGGTGTTGGTGTCTGGGTCTTGGGTGCCGTGGACGGTCATCACAGCCAGATCGGTAGCATCCTTGTAGTCTCTGGCCTTCATAGTGCTGGCAGTGCCATCGCAGGCGTATTCACCAAACGCCACCATTCTGAACGCTTCGGCTGGGGTCAAATGTCCTGCTTGTCCTTGGTTGTCGTCTGCACCACACGTTCCAACGCCGTTTGCAGTAAGGGCGGCAACGACCGAGCCCGTTTCTCTGCTCGGTGGAGTATCCCGGCGCAGGCCTTCGGGCTCAAAAAGTACCGCTGCGGGATCGAACCCTGCTCGAGCACTTGCGACAACAAACACACGGAGGCGTCGTTGGGCCACTCCGAAATATTGGGCATCGAGGACGCGCCACGCGACTGCTCTTTTGGGGCCAAGCACACAACCAGCGTTCGACCATTTGTCCCCTGGCGGGACGATCTCGCAATCTTCTCCGGCAAGGAGGCCAAGGAATGAACCAAAAGCGTTTCCTTTGTCGCTGAGAACTCCGGGGACGTTTTCCCACCAGACGACGCAGGGAACATATCCAGTTGATCCTCTCTTCTCATCAATTTCATCTGCCAGCTCCACGAATTTGATTGTTAAAAAGCCACGGTCATCAGCCAAACCCTTTCTTGCCCCGGCCACGCTGAAGGCTTGGCACGGTGTGCCGCCGACCAGCACGTCTGGCGCTGGCACATTGTCATTCGCCACCTGCTCGGCAATCTTGGTCATGTCGCCAAGGTTGGTAACGTGCGGCCAGTGGTGTGCCAGAACCGATGATGGGAAAGGCTCGATCTCGGCAAACCATGCAGGTTTCCACCCCAGCGGCTCAACCGCAACGCTTGCCGCCTCAATGCCGCTGCACACGCTTCCGTAAGTAATGGCTGCCTCTGAATTTGTTTTAGCGCTCATAATTCCACCTTAATCCAATGAAACCCGCCGTGTGTGCCGCCAGTTGATGCGGCTCTGCGCACTGAACGTGGGCTAAACCCTGCGCCGTCAATGGCTCGCTCACCGGTAAAAACGAATTGCTCTCCTGTTGCGCGGCTGGTGGCCCGGTACTTCGCTGCGCCGAACCCGGCTCGACGGCGAGTGATCGCTCCGCGCTGGATGTACCGCGAGTTGATGGCGCTAACAGTCCCTAGGCTAACGCCCATCCATGCCGCTATCTGGCGGATCATGATTCCGCGATTGCGCATAGCGATCACCATTTCGGTTGATGGGAGCATCACGCCATTTTCGGTGCTGACGAAATCACTTTTTTTGTGCATTGCTCTCTCTCCACTTGTTCACTCCGATAGCTAGGCTCTCCAGGCTCTTTCCGCTTTCCGCCTTCTTCTCGCTCAGCTCGATTCGCCCCGGTAGTGATGCCGGCAGTGCTTCAAGCGGTGTGCGTTCGAAGGTCTCATACATCCTGATGAACTCTTTGCGCTTCCATTCCATCTTGGCGCTCTCTGTCTGGCAGAGTGACTGCCATCCCCCCAGCGCTTTGACGGCTGCCAGCGCCTGCTTGTCGTCAAGCTTGAGAGTGCCATAACTCCCGATACGGCGAATGTCGCGCTCGATGCAGGCCCATGCCATGGCGGCCCGATCTTCGATTGCCGCCTCCTGCTGCTTTGTTGTTCCGGCGATCTGCTTGATAAGGTCGGCGGGCTTCGGGAAAAACTGGCCGGTATCCGTGTTCTGCATGTGGGCCATCATTGCCGCCCGGGCTTGCTCGATGGTCATCATCGACAGGGCAGCAAAGTAGATTTGCAGCAGGGGGCCGGTTATCTCTTTGCCGTACACCTCGCCAGCGGCCATCATGGCGCGCTCGAAAGCTGGTTTGTCTTGCTCCTGCATCACCAACCCCCTTTCAGGTTTTCCAGGTTCTTGCGAGATATGGCGCTGAGCCCCGCCATGGGCCCCTGCGCTGCCCGGGCTGCCGTTAGGTAGCCGTTGAACTTACCAGCCTGAAACAACGTCTCCGGTCGCAGGTACTGGGCCATCTTCGGATCGTGCAGCCACTCACCACACTTGAACCGCACAACGTCCAGCAGGTCATCAACGCTGTGTCCGTCACCGAGTCGGCCGCTGATGTTTGCAGAGTGGCTCTTTGTGCTGGCTCGGTACTTTGAGCCGGTTAGCGAGTTTAGGAGATCGATCACCTGCTTGACTCGCTCGTCTGCCGCTGGCTTTGGCGCGTCGTCGCAAACCGCAGGTTTCGACATAGATTCTTTAGTCTCTTCTCTAATCTCTTCTTGTCTAATCTGATCTAATCTAATCTGATCTTGCATGACGTAATCAGGGTTCTCCTTGATGGCGTCATGATTTTTGCTTTCCTCCACTGCTGGGTTCGCAACATTTGACCCTCTGGCGAGCTTGAAAGAGTTAATGATTGCGCGCATTGCCGGGTTGCTAGTCATTGACTGATCGATGCGTTTTGCCAGTTTCATGCAGGTTATGACGCCATCGCAGTTTTCAAACAGGCCGATCGTCACAAAGTAGCGCATCATTTCTTCAACCTTCTGCGCTGTGCTCCCGGTGTTTCGCGCAATGATCCTGGCGTCGTGCTCAAGGCTGAATGTGATGTTGTCGGAATCAACATTCCCGGCGATCAGTTCTATGCAGTACCAGTAGAGGCCGTAGCCTTCCAGCCCGTAATCAAGCAGCACGTTTTGCAACTTGCTGTCTGAACTGGCGTTTGTGTCATGCTTAAACCATTTGATAAATCATCTCCTCAAGGAGTCTTGCTCCTTTTGCGCTATTGCATGATCGACACATGGTTTGAAGATTTGACTCCTCGTCACTTCCGCCGCGAGATCTTGGGGTTATGTGATCTATGGTGAGATCGCTATCAGAACCGCACCTAACGCAGGCATACCCATCTCGTTTAAATATCTTCCAGCGCACATCACTACCCAGGGGTTCGCGCTTTTCTTGGCACTCTCGCGCCCGGTCTCTTTCATATCCACCATGCCAATGCTCGTAGGCGTTAGCCACCCTCATCGCGCATCTATCGCACACGCATAATCCGTGGCGGTCCAGGTTTTTGACTATCTCCTCTCCATCAAGCTGATTTTCGCAAATCTTGCAGCTTTTGATCACTTGTCACCCTCCCCCAGCGCGATGAACTCTGAAACCTGCATACCAAAGAAATTTGCAAGCTTCTGGATTGTTCCGATACCAGACTCTGCATCACGACAAATCTTACTGATGTAGGCGACGGAGCAGCCCATTTCGCGAGCAAGATCCACTTGCTTCATGTCACGCTTTGCCATCGCCACCTTTACCGAACGACCAATGTTCAAGAGTCACCTCCGAGTTACTGTGTTTGTTTTTTCATTATTAACCGGCTGGGTTATCATTGCAATAACTAAATGAGTTTATTTTATGTTGCGCTGACAACAAAAAACCCGCCGAAGCGGGTGTGTTTATTCCTCAAGCACAACCTGGCCCTGCGCCATCTCCTCTAGCCAACTTCGCAGGGAGTGCAGGCAGCCTGCCGGGAGCGGCTGCGCAGCCAATCCCTTGATGATGACGTGTACCCGTGGGTACTCAGTAAGGCGCGGCAGGAGCCTGGCGCAGCACTTGCGGATCGCTGTGTTGGGCTTCCCCCTACGGTGGATCTCGGCGCAAAGCTCGAGCGTCACAAGTGCAGACAGGTAGGCTATGCACTCTTGGTCTCGGCTGGTGTATTCGATCATTCTGCCTTCTCCGTTTTGATGCAGTGCGCCTGCAAAGTGCCTAGATCAAGCAGGGTGAAATACCCGCCCTTCTGCGGGCACCATCCGGCTGTGTCGATGTGGATCACGTTGCCAAGTGCCATCGGCTCGCCAATCGGCGTGTGGCCAACGACAAGGGCTCGCACACCGTCAACTCCGCTACGGTCTTCAAGCTCCACTCGGCGACGAGACCACATGCAGGCGTTCTTGATGGAACGCAGCAGCCCTGCATTGCCCTCAGCACCATCTTCGAGCTTTTCCAACAGATACCACCACGAAGGGAACGGGCAATCGGCATGGATTAGCCCGACCTTGCCGTCCGGCGTCTCCACTTCAATGGCGATCGGCAACTCGCGGAACTGGGCTGCGTACTCGCCTCGCTCTGACTCCATAAGCGACATGAACCATGCGCCGCCGTTTTGCAGCCAGTTCCCGGTATCGCCGGTATCGTGCCGGCACACGTAGTCGTCGTGGTTGCCGCGCACCGGGTGGAACCATGGCTTAGCTAACCACCCGAGCACCAGCTCGCACTCAGGGCCACGGTCAATCAGGTCTCCAACGCTGAACAGCCTGTCTTTCTCTGAGTCAAAACCAATTGCGTCAAGGGCGGATTGCAGAGCAGTGAAATGACCATGAATGTCACCTACGGCGTAGTCTCGCCCTAATGTATTTGGCGTAAATCGCTTAACAAGATTAGTCATGCTTCACCATCCTTGATTGTCATTGGCTGCCACAGCCATTCTTGCGTTGTGCTTCGCCAGCTCGCCGGCCAGCCACTCGACCCCCTTCGTGGTGATCTTGGCTTGCGAATAGGCGTGACCGTGTTCGGCAACGCCTGCTTTCACTTCAAAACGGCCTGCGTCAATGTGATCGGCGTACGGCGTCAGTTTCCCCGCCAGTCGGTATAAGATTTTGCGCTGGATCATGAAATCGCGCAGATCGTTCTCCTTGATTTTCAGGAGCTTTGCCACTTGCCGAAAACACAGATTGCCGGTCGATGCCACGTATTTATCGACAAACTCTACCTTGGGCGCGGCCAGGGCGAGCTGCCCAGCCTGCCGCTCGACTTCCAGCGCGAGACGGCCAGCTTCAAGCAATGCCTCTGCATAGGTGCGCGGTACTGCCGGTGCCTGCTTGGCTTCCAGCTCTTGCCAGCGGTCAACGATGGCCGCCGTGAACTCTGGGCAGTTCTGGGCCACCAGCACCAGGCTGTCGCGTTTGTTCAGCCGGTACTCGACATAGGTTTGCTCGTTCTGCTCGTGAGTGTAGGGGGACTCAGCCAATGGCTGACACCCCCCAATCACACCAGATTCAGCAAGCCGGTAAGCGCTGCGCTTGATGTCACTGTGATTCTTACCGAGCATTTCCGCAATCTCTCGGGTGCCCATAGTAAGCTGCTGATTGCCCAAAATGGCTAATTGCATGTAAAATCCCTCTTGGTTGGTTGTGGCCGTTGCGAAAGCGCGGCCTTTTTATTTACGCTCGAGCCAGCCAGTCAGCACGTTAGCATCGCTCATGTAGATGAGCATCTCAATGCTGGCGATTGCCGATGCGGTCGGTTTGTTCTCGCCACCCTCCCACTTCTGATAGGTCTTTACGCAGGTTAGGCCTAGCGCATTAGCCATCTCGCTCTGAGAGAGGCCCAGCGAGTGCCGGGCCTGCTTGATTTGATCTGTGGTCATGCGCTTACCTCTGCACTAGCCATGAATTCTTGATAGGCCGAATATTCAGCTGAGCAAGCTGCTCTATAATCAGCCCAAGCGGTGGAGTAGGCATACTCAACACCAGGAAGATCGAGCGATGCCTTCCACGCCTTCAGTGTGGCATCAACTACTTCGCAAGCCGCCAACCATTTTTGTTTTGCGTTCATTTTGTTTATCTCCACTTGGCTTGGCCCCGCGCCTCACCGTTGAGATAACTATACCCCAGCGGGTCATGACCCGCAAGGTCTTTTGTGTGATATTTATCACAAAAGAAAAAGCCGGATTTCTCCGGCCTTTGTTTATCGCTTCTTTGGTAGTGGTGCCCACATCATGTGGATGCGATCTTGGCTGATGCCATGCTCCTTTCCAGTCTCGTCTATGATGCGAGCGATTCCGTCTTTAACCTCTGCAATCCTAGCCTTGAGTACCTGGCCGCGAGGCTTCATGATGCTGTAGTGTGTCCAGTCCATCACTTCCCAGCCTCCAGCACTTTCCAAGATTTTTCCAGCATGCTTCGCAGCTCATCCACGGTAATGGCGTGGCCGCAGCAGTTTGCTGGCAATTCAACTGTCATCGTGGCGTGCCGAGCATACCACCCAGCGCGCCATCCCACCCACATTGCCGGCAACTCTTCCCCGACATACTCGCCAGTTTCTTGGTTAATCTCTAGTTCCCAGGGCTCGTATCCGCTTGCGATCATCTCGCTCTCAAATAACTTTCTAATTTTGCTCATCGCTTACCTCAGCTCATATTAAAAACAACAATCCCAGCCAGCACCAAAGCCATGCAGATTGGTGTAGCCATCAGGCAAAAAGCTAGCTTGATGTTCATGATGCTTTACCTGTTGGCGCGTAAACATTGACCTTCGCCTTGTTGCCGTAGTATCCGCGCCTGCTTGATTGACCGCGCAGCTTGTTGAGATATCCAGCCCTGACCAGCTTCGACACTCTGTTTAACACGGCGTTACGGTCTCCGTTAACGGCCTGCCAAGCCCCCATCTGCATCAGGTCATCCAGCGTTCGCGGCTGGCCGGAGAACATGCTTAGCACGGCTAGATCGATTTCTGTAATTGGCGCACTCATGATTTGCTCTCCGGGTGCAGATGGTCATAGATGGCGAGGGCCATTGACATAAAGCTTTCGGATGGGGTCTTACGGTCGCCTACAGGCACGGCCAGCATCACATCGACCAGTTCGCTGGCGACGCGCTCGCGCTCGGTTTGGACTGGGCGGAATTTGCAGTTAACGCATTCACACATAGCGCCGAACTCATTCTCTGTTACGGGGTGACCATGGCGAGAAAATCCAACAATGAAAACCCACTCCCAATTTCCATCAAGAAACATCTCGCACTCAGTGCCAACCGGCGGCAGCTCACCGCGGTTGTGCCAGTCGTCGCTGGATGGTTCAGGATCTGGTTCGGACTTTGCAGCTTGCGGTCGGCGCTCGAGTGTGTCGCGCCAGTCGCCAAGGACTTCGCCAGAATTTTGAGAAAGCCACGCGTAAACGCCGTCAAATCTCCACCCGCCGACATCACCGGATGATGCAAAAGGCTCTCGATTAAAGAATTCCCATCGCCCATCATGGCGCTGAGCCACCCATTCTGCGTCGCTTTCCACCTCGCCCCAGTCCGGCTTGTTTTGCAGCTCTGCGCGGCGGGTGAGCCATTGGTCCTTATCAAACTGCGAATACGGGAAGCTGCTGCTAAGCACATTACTTGCCCATGTTCTTTCGCCATCTATTTTTGTCACCACGTAACACCATGGCTGATGTTTTCCGCACGGCCACTCATGGACATTCCGCGCCAACCATGTGAGATCGTCGTCTGCTTGTTGCTTGGGAATTTCAATAATGCAATTCGGTAGATTTTGAGCTTGAATCTCAGTCTCAATCCACTTTCCGGAGCTAGCATAAAAGCAAACAGAGTTTTCAGATACTTTGTAATAGTTGGTTTGGTCACCATTTTGCAAGTAATGCGTAGATCCATATGGGGTGTTATTTAACTTATCCATTTTTAATCTCCTTTGCCTTTTTTCTCGCCGCCATGACTCGGTGCGAGTCGCTACAGAACCTTACTCGCCAGTGCCTATCTGCCGGTAACTCCTTGCCACAGTATTCGCAGTGAGTTGCTAGAAACTGGCACTTGAATGTGTAACTCATTGGCCTACCTTGCTTAGTTGATGTTACGGGATAAAGCGTAACTCATGTGGTTTTATTGGTCAACAGGCAGCAATAAAAAAGGGCCGTTACTGGCCCTTTTCTTTCAGCTCCTTGAGCTTGCGCTTGTAGTAAGCCTCGATTTCCTCAAGCTCGGCGCGAGTGTAACGCCGGATCTCGTGGTTGTTGTCCAACGACTGGACGAACTCTTCACCGTACTTCTTAACCATCCACATCCGGTACATGGTCAGGTTCCCGCTCTTGTGCTGATTGCATACCTGGCAGCATCGATGGATGTTGCGCTCGTCAAACTTCAGGGCTGAGTTAACGCCTGCTGGCCGATAGTGCGCTGCATCCCACTGCACTGCGCTTGTGGCTTCGCAGCATGGGCACGGCATACCTTCGTCACGAGTGCGAATGTAGAGGTGGCAGGCTGATTTGGCTTTAGCCCTAAAGTAGGCGATTGGCTTTACCGCCAGCTTCCTGGCGCGAAGCTCTTTGCGAGCCTCCTTGGCCTTGGCCTCGCTCTCCCGTCGTGCCTTGGCCGCCTGGCGCTCGCGCTGCTTGGCTGACTTCTCCATAGCGAATTGGATCGCGTGATCATGGCAGCAGAAGAAGCCAGCCGGTGTTTTGATCCCGCAATCAGCGTCAACGTACTCGCAACACTGCTTGCATCTACGGCGTGAGTTAGCCATCACGCCATGCCCTTTCCGATTTCAGCAGCAGCCATGACGATGGCGCGGCGTGTTGCTGCGTAAATGTCATCGCCGTCTTCATGATTGTCAGCCGCTCTTTTGGTGAAAACTTTCCCGTACAGCAGGTTCAGTTTTACGGCCAGCCGCAGCGCGTCGCCGTCGTTTGTGAGGGGGTTAAAAGGTTCCACTCCGGAGTAGTGCTTTCCGCTTTCCGTCCATTTAAGTTCAACACCGGCAGCCCTTGCCGCCAACTCCAATAACTCACGATCTGTCATATTAAAGCTCCTGTAGTAGATAGTGGCACATCTCGATGACGTTCGAGAGCTGCGCCTTTGTCATGTGACTGGTGGATTTTCCGATTACGACCAGCTGATTGCCGTTGATGGATGGTACGGTTATGGCCTCATCCATGCTGGCAGTGATCAGCGTTTTCCAACTTGCCGGTGATAGCCTGCGGCCATGCCAGCGTTTGGCTATCGATAGCTCGGTGAGCAGAGCCCACAGCATCGAGTTTTGATCTGTGGAGCGAGCATCAACCGGTTTTATGTCGATGGCGTAAACTTCACCGTCGGCCAGTTTGTCGAAGGCATCCACATCTGGTAGTGATGCGGGGGACAGGCCCCCGCTAGTCTTGATCGCTTTGATTTTCATCAGAAAGGCACGCTTTCATTCCAGTCTTGCTGCACTTGCGGTTGCTGGCGCACCTGCTGGTAGTTGTTCTGCTGTTGAGGAGCTCGCTGTTGCTGCTGTCCTTGGCTCTGCTGGCTCTGCTGGTTTCCGCTCGGGCTGCCAAGCATCTGCATCACTCCGCCAACATCAACGACCACTTCGGTGGAGTAGCGATCCAGACCGGTCTGATCCTGCCACTTGCGGGTTTGCAGCTTGCCCTCGATGTAGACCTGTGAGCCCTTGCGCAGGTATTCCCCGGCAATCTCGGCCAACTTGCCGAACATCACAACACGGTGCCATTCGGTCTTTTCCTTCTGTTCTCCGGTATTCTTGTCTTTCCAACTTTCTCCGGTAGCCAGGGTGATGTTAGTTACCGCGCCGCCGCCCTGGGTGTAGCGGACTTCTGGGTCTTGACCAAGACGCCCTACGAGAATCACCTTGTTAACTCCATTTTGAGCCATTTCATTTCCTCGATTAGTTGTTGACTGACCACGACATAGATACTACATTACACATCATAAAACATCAATGGACAGGTACGAACAATGTTGCTCACAGTAAAACAGGTGTGCGAGAAGCTAGGGGTTAGCCGTTCCACTCTATTCCTTATGCGGAAAAATGAAGGATTCCCGACTCCGTATTGTTTATCAGAGTCGGCGCAGCGGTGGAGCGAGCAGGAAGTGGATGAGTGGGTTAAATCCCGCAAGGTGGAGAGACAAAAATGAGTTTTGATGTTGTTAGTTTTGTGGATGGGCAGGCCAGTCTGTTTCGTGGTGCTCTGTCTGATCAGGCCATTTCCTGGGAGAAAGAAAAGCAGTTTGCCATTCAGGCTTTCCAGAAAAACGACTATCTGGCCAAGGTGGCAATGGCAAACATGTCGAGCGCCCAGAATGCCATCGTCAATGTGGCCGCCATCGGGATCACGCTTAATCCGGCAGCAAAGTTGGCTTATCTGGTGCCGCGAGATGGGATGGTTTGCCTAGACATCAGTTACATGGGTCTGCTGCATCTGGCCCAAGTGTCGGGGGCGATCCAGTGGGGCCAGTGCAAGCTTGTGCATGCCAATGACACCTACGAAAGCAACGGGTTAGACAGAGCTCCGACACATCGTTACAACGCATTCGGCGAGCGCGGCGATGTGGTGGGCGGGTATTGCACCATCAAGACTGCGCAAGGCGACTACCTGACCGAGGAGATGAGTCTTGCTGATATCAAGCAGGTTGAGCTGTCCAGCAAGGCTAAGAACGGCCCGTGGCAAAAGTGGTGGGATGAGATGGCGCGCAAGACCATCGTCAAACGGGCGTCAAAATACTGGCCGCGATGCGAGCGACTGGATCACGCTATCGACCACCTGAACACTGACGGCGGCGAAGGCTTGGCGGATCCGTTGGAGCAACAGCAAGAGGTAATCGTTAATCCGGTGGAAGTCATCAAGCAGGCCATTGCAGCAAGAGGTCAGACAGATCAACAGTTTTTCCAGTGGTTTAGCAAGGCGAGAGGGTTGCAAGTTCCGGTGTCGTCATTTGATGAGATGAGCGAGGGGGATCTTCAGCTGGCAGCACGCAAGTTGGAGGCGAAGCGATGATCTACACAAACCACATCACAGGCGTTAACGTCTACGACATGGAGCAGGGCACAGAGGAATGGCTCCGGCATCGCGCCGGGGTTATCACTGCCTCACGCGCCCACGACATCATTAAGTCTGGCAGGTCAAAAGGTAGCTATTCAGAGGCTCGGGATACCTACATGCTTGAGTTGATCGCCCAAGTTTGCACCGGGCTTGTGCCGGAATCCGCATCATTCAAACAGGCTGAGTGGGGGCACGAAAACGAGCCGCTCACACGGGAAGCTTATGAGGCTCTGGAATTCGTCAGCGTCAACCAGTGTGGTCTGATTTACCGCGATGAGTCGCTGCGCTGCGCAATCAGCCCTGACGGCATACTTGAGGATCGCGGCCTTGAGATAAAAAACCCGTTCACAAGTCAGGTTCATATCGCCACATTGCTTGATGGCGCCATAAAGCCGGAGTATGTGACTCAGTGCCAATACAGCATGTGGGTTTCTGGCCTGGAACGATGGGACTTTTGCAGCTATGACCACCGCATGCGTGGCGAAGCAAGCAATAGGCTGTGCGTTATCCCTCAGTATCGAGACCAAGAGTTTATGGATAAATTCGACGCTGAGATACCTAAGTTTATTTCTGAGATGGACGAAAAACTATCGGCGCTCGGGTTCGCATTTGGAGATCAGTGGCGATGATTATTATCAATGACGAATATTGTTCAGTGGCTGAGATTAAGCAGCGCCGAGAGCGCTACATGTCAGACCTAATCCGGCACCCGAACTGCCAAGATCCTGACCACCCAGGCTGCGAAAAGTGCGAGCCTGTCGAGAGTGAAGATTGATGTGCGCCATCACTGGATATTACCGTGCAACATCAAGGGCCGACGCGCTGCGCTGGCTCCTTGATAACAGATTCAGCAACATCAACGGGCACTGGATGGATGGGCAGAATCGGTTTGCCATCATCGAGAAGCTGCCTAGTGGCAGGTTGATAGTTAAGATTGGGGTTGCGTGATTACTTACCGCTGAGATATATTTGTTCCATTAAGTCCAGTTGTTGTTGCTTCTGCTGTCTCCTCCTGTGACATTTTAAAGCCCCTCGCTTGAGGGGCTTTTTTTGTGGGTTGTGGGATGCGCTTAACCGATCTATCCAACTCACCCTAGGTCAGGGAAGCTTTGGCAGTGGAAGGTCAAGCAGGCCGTTATACAAAGCAAGTGTGGCTGATATGGTCTGCGCTTGCGTGTCGATGGACTCGATCTCGAGCAGGATCTCTTGGTTTGGCTCAATAATCCATCCGTAACCAGCGACAACCTGCGCAACACCCTGCCCTTGCACTTGGGAATTTCCTTGCAGGATGATATCAGCCGACCACTTCGTTCCAAGTGATGCCGGGGCTGCGGCCAAGGCATAAAGATCAAAGTCACGCGCAGCAGGCTTACCGGGGCGCAGGCAGTATACCGCCTCTGGGGTTGGCAAGGTTTGCGGCGTGAACCCGGTGTAAAATCTGGCAATGATGCCGGCACCGGTAAAGCTAAAGACCCTTGATTTCAGATCAATTGGTAGGGTTCTGGATTTCAGGATGGAGTAAGCCTTTGAGCCAGCGGCGGCGCTAACTATTCGGCGGCTAGCCACCCACTGAGTGCCGTTCTTTTTGTTTGCTTCGTCGTATGACTGCACTGTTTCAGCTCTGGTCCCGGAGTACAGGCCGGACGGACCGTTATGTGATGGATATGGCATGTTAGTACCTCCAGAAAGTGATTCGCGCCGTCACAGCGCCGGTTATGCCGCTGAGCGTCACGCGCCCCTTGCTGGCCCTACCCTCAAACAGAGGTGGCTCGTAAGTGGCTGACACACCAGCCGACGACGCATTGATTACGTTGTGATTTGATGACGCCATCCAGCCAGATCCCATCGGGGAGATTTCGACTGACACAACGCCAGCGGTTGGCGCGACCGGTACAGTGCCGGCAGCATCGCTAAAGAATTCAAAATATACCTGGCACATCGATGCGCTCGACGCGCTCATGTCGCCAGTGTATAGCACTGCATCGGCGACAGGCAGTACATCACCGCCAGTCGCCGTCAGCACCGGATAGCGTTCATTTGCCATAACGACTCCTTATTGGCACGTCACGGTTGCCACAAATGCAACCATGGTCAAGTCTTAATCATATCACGCAGGCCGATAGGCGGTGTCGCGGATAATGCAGTAGGTTCAAGATGTCAAGACAATGTGCGATAATCCCTCTAGCGCCGAGAAGAGGACCGACGATGACAAACCCAAACAGCCACGACCCAGGGGGAGCTTATCAGCTCGGTCGCATGGCTGAGGCTATCGCTCAAAACACGCAGACGCTCACTAAGTTGGTCGAAGCTGTTGATGAAAGCTCCCGAAGTATTGCGAGGTTGGCAAGCCGGCAAGATCGGATGGAAATAACTATCGAGCAGATCCAAGCCGATAACCGGAAGATGATCAACATCAGCATGACGGGACAAAAAGATGAGGCTGATGTGCGCAAGCGCATGGAGTGGCTGGACAAAAAATACCAAGAAGAAATCAGTAATGCCGGCATGAAAGAGCACGGGAAAAAGGTTCTTTACGGCGCCATAGTTGTTGCCTTGTTCTGGTGGATGTTTTCCACCATCAAATCGGCCCTGGTCACTGAATTTGCGGCACAAGCCAGAGAGCAGATAACCTCTGGCGATGGTGTCGAGCAAGACGAAAGATCGACGAGGAAGCAATGACGAACAACCGACGAAATGTGATCGTGGCCGGCACTCTAGCGGCATCAATGGCGGCGGCAATGACCAGCTACTTTGAATCGTCCGGAAAGATGATCCTGACCGCATATCAAGATCAAGGCGGTGTTTGGACTATCTGCGACGGCATCACCCGAGGAGTCCGCCCAGGCATGACCGTTACGGAGGACTGGTGCAAGACCGCCAAGCTAGAAGAGCTAGAGCGACACAGCGAGCCACTGACCAAGGTCCCCTACGAACTGCCAGTGAACATGCAAGTGGCGTGGACCGACTTCTGCTATAACGTCGGCTCGGGAGCCTGCTCAAGATCCACTGGCATGAAGCTGCTGATCGCAGGAAAGACCGAAGAAGCATGTGAGCGCATCCTTGATTGGCGCATGACAACCGTTAAAGGACGCAAGGTGGACTGCTCGATAAGCTCAAACGGATGCAATGGCATCTGGACACGCCGCAAGGCAGAGCGAGACTTATGCGCTGGAGAATTGTCAGTGCGTGACGCCCAGAAAATCTTCTCAGGCTTGCAAGTCGGTGGCGTCAAATGAAAGTCAAAGTCAAACCGATCGACAACTGGCGGCAAGGATGGCGGTTCTCCAGCGTCCAGCTGCAAGCAGTCGCCGTGCTCTGTGACACCCTGGTCGCCGCCATCGTGATCGTCGGAGAGTCATGGCCGGTCAGCCCGCTGTGGTATGTCTGGGGTCGCCTCGGACTGACCGTCGTGAGCATGGCCGCCCGATTCATCGCACAGGAGAGCCGACATGCCGACATCGATTAAGCCGTGGCTGTACCTCGGCGCTGCACTCTTGCTGGCCGCCACCCTGGTCTTCGCATACCACAAGGGCCACGCGTCCGCCGACGCTGCGTGGGAGCTCAAGGTCACCAAGCTAAAAGCCGATCAGGAAGCGCAGGCCCGCGAGGTCGAGCGCAATACTCAGTCCAAGATGGAGAAGATACAAGATGCTGCCGAAAAACAGATCGCCCTGGCTCGCACCGATGCTGCTGTCGCTGACGCTGCTGCTGACAGCCTGCACAAGCAAGCCGCAGCCTATGCTCGCCGACTGTCCAGCTGTTCCACCACTGCCGGCAGCGGCCAAGCAGACGGACGAGGGGCCGCTGTGCTCGCCGACTTGCTCGAGCGCGCTGACAAGAGAGCGGGAGAGCTGGCAGCGGCTCTTGACCGAAGCCGAGTAGCAGGCGCGGCGTGTCAGGCGGCCTATGACGGGGTGCGCCATGCTGCTGAAAATTAACGCGGTGGCCTACAATGTGCGCTATGTGCTCGAATGCACCACCATTCCAGCAGTGCGCACCGGCAACGCGCTGATCGTTCCGGCCGAACACGCGGCGGCGTGCCGATACCTGGCCTGCGGCGAAATAGTTGATGTGACGCCGGATGACGTTGAGAAGTATGAAAAAGAAGGCCCGCATTAAGCGGGCTTTTCATTAGACCGGATCGACCGGGTTCAGTGTGAACACGTATTTCTGTCGGCCTTTATTGCCACCAGTCGCCAGCCCGATTATCTTCCATCCAAATCGAAAGTAGAACAGCCGCGCTCTGAATTGCCACCGCCAAAACTTGAACGCTGGGATCGAGCGCGCTCTGCAGCTAAATTCGAAATGCCCGTCGTCCTGCCAAATGAACCACCAGCCGATCCCCTTCTGTGTTTCCGGCGTCAGGCTCCCGCGCCAGTGGTATGCCAGTGTTGACGGATAGTATGCCAATACAGTCCACGCGAAACCATAAGCTGGGTTGCGAGCAAGCCACCTGACACGCCTGTAATACTGTGGGTACTGGTCAGGTGGGAAATCCTTGGCAAACCCCGAGTCACCGTCCAGCGGCGCATCCGGCGTCTGGAACCAACTCAACCAGCTGGGCAGCGTATCGCGGCCAATGGCGAACAAAGGCAGAATTGGAGACAGGAACCAGCACACAAGCCCCATCAGCAGGTGAAGCGGCAGCAGCGTGAAATACTGAGCCATTCGTAACGCGATCATCATCACCCCTCAGAATAACGGCCCCGAAGGGCCGCTCTGTTAAACTGGTTGCTCGTACCCACATACCGGGCAGACCCAGTACCACAGTCCGTCCGACTTTTGCTGCTTCACCATTCTGGTTGAATCACGGATACATCTTACACTGATAGCCATTTAACTTACCCCGTATTTGGTTTTTAGTGCCGCCACATCGGCGTCGTACTGCGCGTCGAGCTCGGCGATTTCCGACTCAACATCTTCTTTGCGTACAGTTTCTTCCGTGCCGTCCGCTACAGCAGCGCGCAGCCATGCGGCGCATAGCGTGTCGCGGTCGGCGTTGTATGGTGCGGTGAGGGCTGTTAGCTCTTGGGCGTATGTGAGCACTGGCACCAATACAGGCTGCGTCCCACTGAACACCTCACCTGGCAACAAGTCATCAATAGAGTCAATGGCTCGCCAGCCAGTACCGGTAGAATTTATTGCGTAACTCATAATGTATCCATCCATCCCACGACAATTAACTTGGAAGAGCTTGACGAAGATCCATAATATACATTTTGTGATTCAAGAGTTATCCATCCGTTGGTGACAATTAATGTAGAGGTCGCCTGAGCATTGGCAAAAAGACATGGGCCATCGGATCCTGATGGTAGCGGCCATGCAGAGGACGGTGATAACATCGACGCCGTGTTGTTGAATGTTCCTGACAAAATAAAATTTGCGCTGACTGCGGTGTCTGGAACAAATTGAGAAATATTAACGGCGGTGTACGACGATAATGAGCCAACGATTCCAGAGGCGGCAGCGCGAGGCTGAGTAAGATTAGTCCCTGCATTAACCCTGTAAGTGATATGGCAACCATTTTGCAAAAAGGAAAATGGATATTTATTTGCAGTGGCATCCGTCCGAACCCAACCAACACGGCGGCGATATGTGTACCCTGAAGGCATTGTCGGCGCTGTTGATGATAGGCTAAGCAGTCCAGCAACGGTTGTGCCGTTGGAAATCACCCACACGCTATACCACGCGCTGGCGGCTGATGTTCCAGCATCCAGGCCGTTAGCACCGGATACTGTCAATGATGGAAATACCGATACCGAGTTAACCAGCAGTGGTGGGGCTCCAGCTGTAGAGTCTAGGGCAATCTGGTCTGCTGTGACAGTTACAGTTGCGGACGTGCCCGTGGCTGACGCTTTCAGATTGCGCAGACCTCCAACAAGGCCCAAATTAGATAGGGTCTGACCAGTACCAAAAACCCACCACGCCGCGCCTGTGCTTACTGCGAGCACCTCCGTCCCTGCTGGCACAAGCAGGGATGTCACAGATGCGTTGCCCGCCTGCATTGCTCCTCCGCCGGAAACTGACAGCGTAAACCCTGCTGAAGTATGCAGCTTATAAGCTCCGCCGGAAGCGATTCCGGATGCGGCTGGGAGCGCTACAGTCGATGCAGTCGCGGTGAATAGAAACGCTTGCCCAGCTTGCGCTGGCGTTAATGTGGTGGATGATGCGGTTACAGTTGTGGCATTGGCGTAACTTCCGGCCGAGTCGGAAATCCAACCTGCGCCGCCAGAGTCAGGGTTTGTGGTGTTGCTTGCTGTGATGTTACGCCAGAATCCCATTCCGCTTGCCTTGGCAAGCATTGCACCAAGCGGGTACCCACCGATGGCTGTTGATAGCTCAGAGCTGTAAGTGGGGTGCCCGCCAGCTTGCATATACTGCAAAATTTGCGTTATATCAAAAAATATCCCGTTGAAATCTTGGCCAAATGGGGGAATGCCGCCAGCCTCCTTTGCGGTCATATTAATGGCTGGGAATCCTTGGTCGTAACCGGCCTTACCCGTCACTGGGTTGGCTGTGCTTGGGATTGCGTTCCTGAGACCGCTAGTTGCCCACGGCGTCAAGATTTTACTGGGTTCAGATACCGACATTGATCAGGTCTCCGTTGGCGAGCAAGGTTCCCTGCCCGAATGGTTGTGAGCTGTCGCCAGCCTCAAAAAATCCAAATGTTTCAGCTGGAGCAGTTAGCACTGTCGCCAGCACTCCACCTGGCCTTGGTAGCGAGTCTGATTTTATAACAGACACCTCCCAAGGCTCCAGCTTGAACTCAAACACATAGCGGATCGCCATGTTTTGCATGTCATTGACCCAGCATCGCCCTCGACCTGGGAATAACTCTTGCAGCACGCGATTAAGTCCTGGCATTGTTGAGTCACTGATATTTGACATGGCCTTAGTCAAAATCAGTGTGCGAAATGCTTGGTCGGCTAGCTCGTAAGTCTGAGTTTCTGCAGCTCCAGCATAAAACGTCCCGTTTCCGAACGTTTGCCATGACTGATTGATGGCGTCATTAAAGCCAAAATAATCGCCGCTTTCAATCTTAAGGTAGCGGCCATTTTCCAGACCAACAATCCGCCCCCAGATATCAAGCCCAAAGCCCTGCGCAGTGTCTACATTCCACACGGCGCTATAGAAATCATCCACCCACGAAGCGGAAAAATACTCAGTATGGTAACTAATTAGCTGCTTAATGCGTGGCGATGCTGCGTACTCGCGCATGGAGATCATGACAGAACCACCTCGATATTACTCTCGCTGATTGTGGGGGCCTGATCTATGCCAACCGCAACGGAGTCAAGCGTTGCTGTAGTTGTCCCGACGCGAACAGATAGCACCTGCACGGCATTTGAGATCTGCGCGATAGCGCCATAGTAGTTTGATGCGTAAACCTCACCTCCGATCCGAGCGCGTTGGAACCCGTTTTCGCCGTTGAACGTTGCGATGACTGACGCCTTAACAAGATCGGTGATGTCTGATGGCAGCGCCGACGAGTTGCGCAGAGTCACTTTGACTTTAATGGGCATCGATGCTGGCCGCTCGAATGAGATCTGATATTCAGGGTATGGGTAGCCTACGTCACTTTCAGTGTCCTGCACTGTCACTGATGTGTTTCCGGTCAGGTTGCAACCGCCGTCCTTTTTTTTGTATATGGCGGTGGCAACATCAGCGTCAGTGCCGCCGGCAACGGCGACATAAACGCAGTGGGCTGGAATGGAGTATGCGGTTGACCCTACCGCAACCGCTGCGCCGGTGAAATTATCATAGGCGTAAACATCGATGACGCCATCGACATCCCACACCGATCCGCGAATCGCCGGGGCTGACCCTTGAGCATTTTTCGCCACAGAGGCAAACCGGCGCGCCTCGAACTCGGCGCGAGTTTCTACGGCTGTGCCAGTCACCGCCGCCCCGGCATTGCTGATGGCGTCCCATCCCGCCGAGGCTTGGGCGATTCGATTCAACTCCCCCGCCCCAAGCTCAATGGGGCCTGCTGTGGTGCAGGCAAACTGCACATCGACCACTCCTCCAGTGGGAAATGTAACGTCACCACTGGACGCCCAGTAGTAGCCGCTTTCGTCCCGCGCCAGTGCCCCAGCAGAAAGCACGGCTCCAGGCTGACCAGTGACGGTAGCTTGCACCACCGACGACGTTGCCCCCTTGCGATCCTGGAAGTAAATCCGACCGATAGCGTCCTGCATGCGCCCCTCGCTGGTCGCTGGGTCAACCCCAGCAATCACGGAGGCAACAGCGGCGTTGGCATCGGTGATATTTTGCGTCAAGTTGTCGGCCAAATGGGCTTGCGGCGTGGCGCTGCTGGTGATGTTGAGGTTACCACCAAAAGCCACGTTATAGTCTGCCAGCGCGCCGGCTCGAATGGCTGTGGCCTGCGGCACGGTAACGCCCTGATATGTGATCGTTAATTTCGGTACGCTGCTAGACATTGATGGTTGTCCCGTCTGTCAATGTTATTTGGATTTGCCCAGTAACGCCGCGAGCCTGATCGTAGTTTAGTGCCGGCGTGGCCGACGCGACATCGGGAACGCGAAGCGCCTCTTCCTGATACCACGCCGCCAAAGTTGCCTGCGCCGGACGCTGGCCCAGCACGGATGATTCGTAAGGTACGCCGTCGCTTGTGCTGTATGGGGCCTCGCCACGCCACAGTAAAGTCTGGCTTGCCACGTCCTGCGCTACCGCATAGGCAGATGATGCAGTAGCAATGTTGCCAGAGGCGTCCACATCCAGATCCCATGTGTCAGGGTTGAGAAAAATCGTGTCCACACGGTCTCCTAGTTGGCTTTTGTCAGGGTGGTTATCTGATCGGTTCCAGCCTGCTGCGTGGGTGTTGGGCCACCCCCGTGCGTGTGGCTGTTGAACAGCGCGATAAACCGCTCGTCCACCAACGCTCGCACTTCGGCGCCAGTGTCACCAAGTTTAACACCAGATGAGTTGTGAACCAAAATCCCGCCTCCGGTGATCTGAATGTAACTGGTTGGTGTGCCATTGAGAAAGCCCCCAATGTAGAGTGCGTCGCTGAAATGATGGCTGCGCCAACTTCCTGGCGGCGCCTGTTTTTTGGATGACTTGACTGCCGAGATGTCGCGGGAGCAGAAGCAGGCCATGCCGATATCGCCTGGTGATGGATCAACTATCACCGCATTGGTGCCGCCCTGCAAGCGGAAGTACGGCACATTGCTGATCACCCCGTGTTGTACCGTGTTGCCCTGTCCGTCAACCATGTCCACCAAAACAGTAATGTCAACCACACCGACAGGAGATGCGCCAGTATTTCTCACGGCATCCACGCGCACCGGAAGCGACGTCTGCAACTGCAACATGGCCTGCTGGATGGCGAATTGTAGGCTGTTGACGCCTCCATCAAAATCAGTTGGCTGTGATAGTGGGTGGTTGGTATCTGCCATTTATCGCACCTTAACAAACTGGCTGATTGCATTGGTGTTGACCATCATAAACCAAGCTCCGCCAGGGGTCTCGCAATCAAGCTCAACAGCGACGCTGCGCACATACCACTCGCCAGCGCACGGGGTTACACTGGTCTCGAGCTTGATCTTGCGACCACGATATATGCCTGGGTCATACAGGCACATGAAATCAACACCTAGGTGCGTCGGAGTGGGCCAGCCAATCAGACCACGTTCGCCATTCATGACCACGGCATCCTGATTTCTCGGCGTTCCGGCTGGCGCAATGGCGATCACCCCCTCCGCTTCCTCGACCCACATCTGACACCTTGCCATGTCACACAGCGCACGCATTTGGTTGAGGTATGAACCGCTCAAATAGACATCGGACACCGTGGCGGTCACACCGTTATTTTCCAGCGTGAGGCCAATCTTTTTGCACAATTCTGACGCAATGGCGCTGACGCTTTGCGCCCCCGGCCATGACGTTGGGGGGCTTGCGTCGGTGGCAGATTGCAGCGACTGGTAGGCCTCAACGATAAACGACACATCCGGCGCGCCAGCGTAGTCAGTATAGGCCGATCCAATGGTGCCAAGGAAAAGTGTATTGTACTCGCCGTCCGGCCCTGTTGCCTCGACGAGAACCTCGTTGCGCTGCAACTCCGTGTTGACGTAATTAATGATCGTCAGTCGATTCATTACGTCTTGCGCCAGACCCTTAATGGAGATCCTGGCAGTGGCGAACTGCGCCCCGCCAGGAGCCTTGATCTGCACCGACGATCGGAACCCGTCATAAACCACGGTATCCGGCTCGCCTGGGCCAGAGAATGACCCAGTGCGCATTTTGAAGGTAAATCTTAGGCTGCGTCGTTGAAAAGAAGTAGCCATCGGCTCCCCCACCCTGTGTATTCTGGCGCGTCGTCGCCCTGCGTGTCATAAACCGCAATGTCACCGACAAAGCCGGTGTAAGCGGCGCGGATGATCGCCGACCGATTAACCATTAGGACTGTTTCGCAAAGCACAGTGCCAGCCCACGAAACGCTGATGTATTGGCGTCCGCCGAGCTGGCGCAAGTACAGCGTCACGGGCTGATCAGCTAGTGTTACCTGCACCGTCTGAGCCGGCACAGCGCGGATGGGGATGATGTTTATTGCCATTGCACATCCTTAATGGGCTCAACGGCCTCACCAAGTTGCACCCGCGCAGTCGGCGTGGGCGGCACGTTGTTGGCGTCTGAGATCTTGCTGTTGCTGTAGAGCGCCGATGTCTCGCGCATCTCTTGAATCATGAGATCGGCCACGATCATGCCAGCCCCGCTGGCTGAGCTGCGCAGCATGCGATACTCGACAAGCGTGTAGCCGTTGTATCGCTTCTCGGGCATCACAACGTCAAAAACGGTGGTTGCCTCGACGCTGGTCGCCAGCCACTCATTGATATAGGCTCGGGTTGCTGCGTTGCCCTCCTTCGAAATGCGGATCATGAAGGCGTTAGGGTTGCGCACCTTGTTGTAGCTGACAAAGCTGCCGGCCTCGATCTTGTACGTGGATGCCTCGGCCGATCCGTTAAGGCCCAACTCAACAACAGAATCCACTTCAACCTTGGAGGTTTCGCTGCCGGACTCGTAGATGCCCCACCTCTCGCCGGGAAATAGGGCCGACCACAACGACCCGATGGCGGCACTGATTACGCTGGTGATCGGAGCCGGAATCTTGCCACTTTTAAGGATTGGAAAGCCTGGTATGCCTGCCATGCGTAAGCCTCGGTTTTGCTATGGGGTAATTATTGCACAAAGCAGGTTGCATTACCGCACCCCCCTATCCGTCTGGCGCACCAGCTCACCCTTGATCGTGCTGGCGATGCCCTTGGCGTCGGTGGCTGCCGTCTGTACGGTGATTTGCCCGACACTGATCGTCGTGTTGCCGCCACCACCGGCCGCGCCGCTGACCCCTGTCATGGGGCCTTGCTGTCCGGCGTATCCAACCCCCAATCCGCTAGCCAATTGCTGCCCCGACAATCTCCACCCAGACTCTTTGCGCGCCATAGCGGAGATAAGCGCCCCGGCCTGCATCGGGTTGTTCATGTCGATTTGCTGATTGGGATCCATTCCGGTCATTTTTGCAATATCTGCAATATACTTAGCTGTGTCATTTTCACCTGGCGGCGCCCAGGTTGACACTATCTTGCTGATTGTATTGAGACCGCGACCTTGATAAAGCTTTAACTGCGCTTGCATGGCTGCGATGCCGGCTTCCGGTGTTGCAAATTTTGCAAAACCGCCTTCACCCATCACGGCGCCTTTCTGGCCAACGAAACGAATATTCCCTGGGTTGTTGTTGCGTCGAGCCAGCGTGTTACCGCCACCAACGCCACTGCCGGCAGTTGTCGGGCCGCCAGCGTTAGCCCCTTGCAGTTTCTTGAGCTCTTCATCCTCACCCTTGTTCAGGCCCTCAGAGTAGAGCAAGAACCCTAGCGGGGCAGCCAGTGCCGCCGCCGACGAGGCGAGCCCAGCCATCAGCGTGGACAGACTGGTGATGCCACCAATAATTGCGGAGCCGCCAAGTAGCCGCATGGTTGCCAGCGCCAAGATTAACGAAGTGCTCCACCCATCCGTTTTTTCATCGAGCTGAGCGAAAATCTCCACCGCCTTGGTCATCGGCGGGATCATGACTTCGGCCATCTTCACGAACGAATTAGTGAGGCGTTCGAGCGACGGCAGAACTTTGATCGCCAGCTCTCGGGTTAGTTTTTCAAGGCGCTGCTGGGCCTTAATCCACGTTTGCTCGGCGCGGAAAGCTGCATCGGCATCTTTCTGGCTAAATCCCTGCTGGGCCGCCAAGGTTGAGCGCAACTCCTTGCCGCCCTTGGCGATCAAGTTGACGGTACCCTCGTCAAACCCCATCTGCTTAAGATAGGCGTATCTGGAGCCTCGGTCTGGATATGCTTTCTCGGCGGCATCAGCGATATCGCCAAGGATATTCGTCAGCGGCTTGGCCTTGCCTGCTGCATCAACAACGCTAACGCCGAGCTGGCGCAGGAAAGGCACGATGGCGCTATCACCAGTCATTTGCAGCTCAGTGATCTGGCCGTTCAGACTTTGCAGCGTGCCAAGAAAGCCTTCCATAGTGCCGCCGTTGAGCTCGCTGGCCTTGCCCCAGCGGTGCATTGTGTCGGCGGATAGGTTGAGGTTTTTGGATAGGCGGGAGAGATTGGCGCCGGTTGTCACTACGTCGCGGGTGAAGTTAACCAGGCCCTTGCCAGCTGTGATTACGGCGAAAAATTTCAAGGCGGAACGCTGCATCTGCCCGAAAAATTCGGCGGCATCTTTGCCGGAAGCCGAGATCTGCTTGCCAACCCGGTCAGTGTTCTTGCGAGTGTCGGACAGGCTCTTCTCTGTGTCTTTTACGCCCTGCTGGAAGTCTTTGTTATCCAGCCCGAGCGTGACAATTAAGCTGTCGATTACAGTTGCCATGCGGCCCCCTTATGCCCCTGACGCGGCGGCGCGCATCCGGGCGGCGTTGATTTGGTCAATTTGGTGGATCTCAAGCATCCGATACGCATCATAAGGGCCGTAGATCGTTTGCAGTTCATGGAGCGTTGCGAGCCGTGCCGAAACGAGGGTGGCGATGATGCCGGGGGTGTTTACATAGGGCGCCACCTCGACGCCGCGCCCCCCGGCCTGCTCTGCGACTGTTAGATCTGCTCGTCGCCACCAAAAGAAAAACCCAGGTGCAGACCCATAACGGCCTTGCGCAGCGTGATGCGCGTGGTGACATCCTCAATGTCGCCAGCCATCAGCGGCCTGGTGCCGCCAGCCGGAATCATCATGGACACGCAGCCCATCATCTCATCCAGCAAGGGCTTGGCCTGATCCGGGTGAACCTTTGCCAGCGCCTTGATACCCTGTGCCGCCATGTCAGCTAGCGGAGATTGGAAATTAAGCTCAGCCTCTGCGCCGGCAATAGCCTGCAACGCCCGAAATGCCCACCACTCCGCTGATTCAGCATCCATCTCCGTGATCAGATACTTCTTGCCAGCGTCACGCCCATCTTTGATCTCAACCGTCTCTGTGCGTCTCATGTCATCGTCTCATCGTCAGGAAAAATTAAGGCGACCATCTGGCCGCCTTGGGATTATACCAGAGGGGTCGGCAAGACGCTTTCCCATGTGATTGTGAACGTTCTCGGCTGCAACACGCGCTGAGCGTTCGGGATCGACGTATAGCGGTTCAGCACGCCACGCGATAGAGTGTAAGACCGCTGAGTGCCTGGCAGGGTGATAACACCACCCAGTCGATAAACGGTCTTGTTAGCATCCTGGGCCAGCACGATGCCGTCGAAAACATCGATGCTGGCCGAATCCGCTTGCAGGGTAATTGTCTGGGTATACATGCGAGGCACCCAGCCGGCAGACATAACGCCGTCTACGCCAAGCATAACCTCGGCGGTGTCGGCTTCGTCCGTGGCAAATGCCGCATCAGCGGCATAGCCTTGGATCTGGATGGCCGCCAGCGCGAAGTCGGCAGAGCTAAGGATAAAAACGCTATCCGCGCTTGTAATGGTACGGGAAGCCATGGTCGTCTCTCCTTACAGTACGGCGATAGACGCCAGGGTGATTTGCTGGATAGATCCGCCGTCGGTGTACCACAATTTTACCGGCGGGCTCTGGCGCTGACCTCGAACCTGGGCAGTTGCCGGCAGGATTTGCAGGTAGTACCCCTTGCTTTGCAGGTCGGAGCTGATGTCGATCCCGGCTTGCTGTGCGATGGTTGCCTTCTGGGAGTTGCTCAGCGAGACTCCGGTGCGGATCGTGCCGTTGTTCAGCGCCTCGTCAATCGGGTCTTGGCACCAAGCGCGGATCAGGCTTTCGCCGAGCGCATTGTAAGGTGCTGAGTTGACGGCAAGCAGCCCCTCGAACATAGCCAAGCGCAGCTGAGCATTCATGTAAAGTTGCGCCATGAACGAGTCGGCCCACAGGAAGTCGGAGCCCTTCATCTGGCCGTTGTACATGATGCTGTACTCGTTGCCCTCACCGCGATCCACATAGGCTCCGTAATAGCTGGCGTTGTTGGTCAGTACGGCGGCGGCATCGGCGTAGCTGTCAACGAAGGTATCCAGACCGTCAAACTGACGGAAGGCCAGGGTGCTTCTGCCGTTAACGCTCTGCCAGTCGATAGAGCCGGCCCAGCCGCAAGCGGCGGCGGCATGGTTTGCCTCGCCGTAGATCACCAAGGTTCCCTCGTAACCAAGGGACTCTACAATAGAGCCAAAGGCGGCAGCGTTGTTGGTGGTCTTGTAACCGGCGTCGTTATCCCATGCCACATAGGCATAACCTTTGTTTTGCCCGTTAGCCCACACAGCAAAGCCGGTGTGCTCGTCTGCGCTAGCCTCAAAAACGGTAGTGAAGGTAGCCCAGTTATAGGACTGAGTGGCGATGCGCGCCATGGCAACAGCCGGGGTGTCGGCGGCCACACCCTGCGACAGGATGCCAGCAGACAAGCCGAGCGGCTCGGCGGCGGTGCCGGTGGCAAGGGTGATTGTCGACGCCGCCCCAGTTGTGCCGGAAGTTACCACGAACTTGGATTGCGCGGCGTCCCACGTCACAGCAGCAGAACCGGTGAGGGCCAGCCCAGTGGTCAGCTTAGCGGCAGCATCGGTAAAGCTGGTTGCCGTAGTCAGGCTGACAGAGGCGTAGGTAAAGGCGGTCCCGTCGATGGTGATAGACAGCGACCCGGTTACGGCCTTGAGCTGCGCCAGAGTGAGGGACAGCTTTTGCCCACGCAGCCAGGCCGCGCGATTTGCAGCAGCATAGCCACCGAAAAACAGCGTGCCTGGCTTTTTCAGGCTGTTACTAGGGCCGTTGAAGTAAAAGCCGGCCATGGCGTATTCGTCGGAGTTAAATCCGTAGTAGTCGCCAACGCTGGTGAGATTCGGGAAGCTCAGCAAAATGGATACCGGAGTGGTAAGCCCCTGATCCAAAAAAACCGCATTGAGAGAAAGCGGGTTGCCGCCTGTTCCCACCACTGCGGGGTTAACCGTCACGATCTGACTGACTGGGATAGGCATTGCCCGTCTCCTTTTGCAGGGTTTATGAATCCTGGCGCTATGCCGGGTTGCTCAAGTCGGCCGCATCCATTGACGTTTCGCCAAGGTTATCAAACTGCTCGGCGGCCACATTGATAATGGGATTGTACTGCATAGAGGCCGTTACCGTCCAACGGGCCTCGTATTGCTGCTCACCAGTAACCAACGGAGACTGGATGCCATCAGAGCAGTAAAGGGGCCGGATGTTGGCTGGGAAATTATCTGCCCCGTACATGCTGCGAAACAGGGTCTTTGTCGTGCTGCACATCTCGCCAGCTTGACCGTCATAAAAGTCTATCTGCACGTTGATCTGAATCGAGCGCTGATAGTTTGCCATGTCTCCGGCTAGCCAGTCATTGTGCGTCGTGGAGAGATCGATTTGTCCAACTTCAGTCAGCACAATGCACGGCGGCTCTGGCATGGCAACCCGGTTTGCCTGTGCGCGCACGATTTGAGTGCCAGCAGGCATGATGGGTTGCAAAAAGTCAGCTAGCGCGTTAATCACTTCGTCAACGGTGATGTTTGGCAATGCGCTCATGCTGCTGGCCCTTGATAGTTGATTACGACCTTGCACCAATCAGGCCACGTCTCCAGCACCTTTACGACAAGCCATAACTGGCCGCTGAAAGCCAGGATATCACCGCCCTTCTGGTCTGGGCGCACAACACCGACGACATCACCGTAAAGATAGGCGGCGCGCACTGTTCCCTGAATGTTGAGACCTTGGAGCTGATTAATATCATCGCTAGATAGCGCCTGAACGTTGGCTGACCCTGGTGTTTCAGTGTAGGCCGGCACCTGCTTTCGAGTTGCAGGGTCAATTGTGTAGCCGGCGGATTTTTTCAGGATCACTGGGGTGTTCGGGTTTATCGCCTGCGTGGCGGCGTTTGCGATTGCGCGAAGGTTCATTCGTCACCTTCCATGCGGACGTTGTAAGTGGTCGAGCGCAACATATCGCCATTATCGATGAGTGGATCATTAAAACCCTTTCGGTCAACTGTGCTTTGCGCATTCGGCGGATCTTGCCAGTTGACGATGGATGTTTTCAGGTCATCGTTAATCTTTTCGCCGATCAGGCTAAGCGCTTTGCGGGTGTTGTAGCCAGTGTGCACGGCGGCTTTGCCGAGCAGCTCAGGCCACCCCTTTGACTCTCTGTCGATCATTGTGCGAAAAAAAGGGCGCGCAGGGGCTCGGTTTGTGCCGAACTCATTCCAGAATGCAACTTGTGCCACCGGTGTGCCGTCGGGATAGGTGGCGCCAGCCATAAAGCCGACATCAAGCGACCCCGGCTCCATCCCCTTGGCTATCTCTGCCAGCTTGCGCGCCAGCTTGTCACCGCCGCTTATGGTTGCCATCAATACCTCGTCGGTCGCGCCACATAACGGAATGAGCGCAGGTAGGCGGTCGCCTGCCAGAACTGCGCTCCGTAACCGGTTTGGGTGAACCACGCCGACCCCATGCCGGCGTGATACTCCAGTGACACACTGACGCTACCCTCTGACGCGCTAGCGGTGCGCCCGACAGGGCCAGGAATACCGCCAGGATTCAGCGCCCCGGCCAGTTGGGCGATGTGGGCCACCAGCAGCCAAAAAAGTTGCAGCCGTTTAGCTTCATCCTGTATCGGGCAATCCTCATTGGCGAGAAACATCTGTGCTCGCACAAAATAAGCATTCAGCGCCGCATCAGTCACGGCACTGAACTCCGGATATGCCGCTTTGAAGTCAGCAGGAACGAAGATGACGGCTGCCATGTTTAATCCTCGACCTTGGTCACGCCGTTGCCGTCAGTGGCAACACCTTCAAGGCCGGTCTTTTCCTTCACGCGCTCTTTGGCTGCGGAGCGGGTCTTTGATTCGGTGGCTTCGGCGAAGATTGCGCCATTCACCACTGCGGGAAAATCGGCATGCTTTGCCAGCCACGCATCCCAAAAGCCCTTGTCGACTTCGGTATAACCGCAATGGGTTGGCTGGATAAACAGCGCGCCGTTCATATCGGCGTTTTGGCCTTTCAGTTCGACCTGGGTTTCATTGCCATTGCCATCATCCAGTCGCAGGATAATGCCGGTAGGCAGGCGGCAGCCCACAGTAACTTTGCTCATTGTTTGGATCCTTTTTCGTCAATCATCAGCGCGTCAGCATCAAAAGTCCCGGTGAGCGGTCGCCCATCAACAAACCACGCACACTCAACAGAGCGCCCAGAGGTTCGCTCAACTGTCATGCTCGGGGAGCCGGAGCGCAAGCGGACAATCTCGCCGGGGGTGAATTGCTTCATCATTAATCTCGCAAATTAAGCCGCACAGAAAACAGGGGGCTTTCGCCCCCATCTTAGCACAGCATCAGACGCCAAGCATGCCTTGCACGGCGGCGGGGCGGTACAACACGGTACCCCAAGTGCCTTGCGACTTCTTCTGGCGGAATGCCGACATCTCAACAACAACCGGGTGGGCCCGCATCTTTTCAGTGAAGCAGCAATCCCAGGTGCGCTGGCCTTCGATCTCGTCAACAACCAGCTGAACCAGCTCACCAGAACCGGTCTTGTATTCCGGGACGGTTTTCCAAGTCAGGTTCGGGAATGCCTGCTTGAGGTAGTCCTCAACGTTCAGGCCGTACTGGTTCACAAAGGTCTTGGCTACGGCAGCAGACGGCGAGGTGATCAGAGTCATCTTGCTGTCGGTGTCAACGTTACCGTTCAGGCGTACTTGCAGGTTCCAGAACATAGCCTGAATGTCTGCCAGCACTTCCTGTGCGGTTGCGTTGGGCACGCCGCCAGTCCCTACCCACTTGGTGCCGCCCGCAGCCTTGGTGCTGGGGGTCAAGTTGGCAGGCAATGCCGGATCGTTGGTCATGCCGTAATTTTGCAGGCCGGCCACG